ATTTCGGGTTGGATGTCAGGCGAAACCCCTTTGGAATCGCCTCTTCCGACCCTGTCTCTAACCCCGGGTGACACCCCCGCGGCGCCTGCCGCGCATCCGCTCCCCCCCCCCGCGCCACGTCAATCTGTGCGCGCGCGTGTAGGTTTGGGGGATGTAGGTGTGGGTCCACCCCCGGTTTTGCCCCCGTTCCCGGCCGTTGGGCCGTGGGCGGGGAGTCCCGCCTTGTGGCCTGCCCATCCCCCTCTTGGGGGTGGTAGGGGCCGAGGCGAAGCCGGCCGTGGCCGTGGGCCGCCGCCCCCCCGTTTGGAATTTGGTTCCTACGGCGGGCGCGGGGCGCCCGGGCGTGGAAACCATGTTGGGCCCTCCGTGCCCTCTTTGGAAATTCCCCCCGTGGCGGTATCCCAGGACCATGTCCGGGCGCCGGTCGCTCATGCGGCCGGCCATCGCGCGTCGCCTGCTTCCAGCAGTGCGGCGCGCACCCCCGCCTTGCGCGGGGGTCGGGGGGGGCGTGGTGACGTCCCCCCCAGCGGCGGTGCTCCAGCGGGCGATTTGGATGACGGTTCGGTGACCTCATCCCGTCGTGCCCGCCCGAGTGCCGCCGCGAGACGGGCCGCCCGCGCGTTGGCGCCGGCAGCCCTCGGTGAGGGCCCTGACCTGCCGAGACTTGTTAGTACTCATGGGCACCCGCGCTTGGCATCCCAGCGCGTTCGTGCCGAGGAGTATGTCTTCGATCAGGTTGCGAAGAAAACCGCGCTGATTTTTCCCCCGACTGTTGTTGATGTCGGTGGTTCAGCTGGCGGTCATCGCAGGGCCCTCGCCCGGCGGTCTCGAGTACCGCGCCTCCCGAGTAGTGCTGTTGCCGTGCACATCACTGCCCCGACGACTTGCCCAGCGGACGTCTTGCGTTCTACGAAGATACCGCGTGTCGCCGTTCTGGAGGGGGATGATTGGTCAGTGGTTGCTTGGCGCACCGCTGACCCTTGGATCACTGGGTGTCCACATCGGTTGTCGAATGGGTGTGCGGGTCGTTGTTTTCCCGCAGGAGTCAAGACTTACATGTTTTGCCACTCTTTCTATTATATGACCGATGCCGACCTGTGCGCTTTGCCCGTAGGGGCTGAGCTTTATGTGATCGTTCACCCCTTCAAGAGCGACGTCGACAGTGGAGTCGTCGCTGGTGAGTATACTTGGAGGCGCGTCGGGAATCGCATCTTCATGGATCCGATAGGGCCATGCGGCACG